CGATGTCGACGGCCCGGTACCCGCGCCCGTGTGCGTCCGAACCCAGGATCAGGTTCGCGTCCGCGATGTTCGTCACGCCGTGCCCGGTGCGGTGCACGAGCTGGTCGAGAATCCCGGACGGGATCGCGCCTTCCTTCGTGCCCTGCGTGATCAGGCGGACCACGATGCCGACAGCGCGCGCCGTGCGCACGACGTCGTCGAGCCGCTCCGCGATCGTGTCGCCGGCCGGGCCGGTGAACGCGCGCTGTGCCTCGTCGACCAGCAGCAGGATGGGCCGCATGTCGTGCTCGCGCGCGATCTGCGGCGTGATCTTGCCCTCTGGGGCGACGGACGCCGGCAGCCGTTCCAGGATCTTCCCGCGCCGGCCGATCTCCCCCTGAAGCCACGCCAGGTCATCCGCGAGCGCCGCCAGGTCAGCACGCGACGAACCGGCGCGCAGCGTGTGCGCGACGGGCGCGAACCCCCGGTAGTCGCCACCACCCTTCAGGTTGTGCACCAGCAGGATCGCCGTGGGGTCGCACGCTGCGGCCATCAGCAGCAGCCGCGCGGTGTACGACTTGCCCATGCCGGACGCGCCACCGATCAGGCCGTGCACGCCGGGCAGCGTGGTCGTGACGGTGTTGCCCTGCGCGTCGACGCCCATGGGGATCGGTTCGAAGAACGACCGCTCGCGCACCTTCGCCCACGGCCACCGCACGGCGTCGCGGTCGGCCAGCAGCCGGTGCGCGATGAACAGGTCGAACCGCAGCGGGGACACCTCCGGGCGCGGCTCGATCACGACGCACTCTGCCGGGCGCCCCAGGGCACCGGCCAGCTCTTCGTGCTTCTTCACCAGGCGCGACACGGGCACGCCCGGGGGCAGGTCAATGACCATGCGCTCACCACCCTTGACCGGGGTGGCGGACACGATCACGGGACCCTGCGTGCCGCCGGTCGGCATCGTGACGGGGCCGAACCCGGCCAGGGCCAGGGCCTCCGTCACGAACGGGCGCGACAGCGGGGGCCGCTTCCCGGACGCGGTGACGTGCCGGGCCGCTGCCTGGGCCTCCGGGCGCGAGCGCAGCGCGCGGTACCCGGTGACGTGCATGGCGACGTAGGTGGCGCCGACGACGACGGCGGGGAACAGGCCCCACTGCCCCAGCTCGATCCATGCCCATGCACCAACGATTGGTGCTGCGGCAACGATCGTGCGCGCGAACGTGGCGCCGGCGTGCGCGCGCCGCAGTTCCGTGCGCGCGGCCACGGTGCCGGCAGCCTTGATCTCGGCAGCGCGAACCTCCGCATCGTCGGCCGCGACCACCCAGTGCAGGCAGCGGCGCAGCGTCTCGCCCGTGCCGCGCAGTGCGTACCACGGGGAGCGCACGACGTGGCCGGCCGTGCGCCCGACGGCGCCGCCAACACGCGAGCGCATCCACGGGCCGACCTGGGCGCGGTCACGGGGCGCGACGATGACGCCGTCGTCGACGTCGCCGGCCGGGGCCTCGTCGACGGCGGCCACGGGCGGGGCGACGCGCTCGACGGCGGGCGCCGCCTGCGGGGCGATCTCGTCCCACGGGATGGTGATGTCCTGGCCGTCCTCCGTGATGACGTGGACGTGCCGGGTGCCGTCGTCGGCGGTGATGATCGGCGCGTTGTACACGACGCCGTCGTGCCACACCAGGGACGTGTTCGGGTCGCTGAATGCCTCGTGGTCGGGAACGTCGATGGGCTCGTTGCTGGTCATATCCGCCTCTCGGAAGTCTCAGGCGGTAGGTTTGTGCCGCCTACCGTTTGTCGCGTGTGGGTCTCCGGCCGCACCCCCCGTATCGGACATCCGGGGGGTGCGGTTCTACTTTGTGCCGTGCGTGATGCGTCGGATCTGCGCGGGGGAGAGGCCCGTCCACCGCGACAGGGCCATGTCCGGCACTTCGTCGGCGCTCGCGGCCTCGATCGCTGCGTTGCGCGCGTTCAGCAGCTCGTTCTTTCGCTCCGCGTGCGCCTTCAGCGCTGCGGCGGCGGCTTCTACTGTTTCACGGTGTCCCATGAGACAGCATGATCGCATATCCACCATGCATGTAGCAAAACCCTACGGTCATGAATTCACCGCTCTTGCGCAACGTCAGGGGCGAACCGTACCGTGGACGACTGACACGCGACACGACACGGAAGGCCCACCATGGACCACCACCGCAAGGCCAGCCACTGGACGCTGCTCGCGCTCACCTGCGCGTTCATCGGCGCCGTCACGTTCGGGTACGGCGCGCTCGTGCTCGACGCCGTCGGGGACACCGCCCGCACCCTGGTGTGGGTCGCCCAGCAGTGACCCGCCGGCGCAAGCTCTCACCGTTCGGCAACGGCCCTGTCGCCGTCGTCGTGTGGTGGGTGTGGAACGCGCTCTGGTTCGGCGGCTGCATCATCGCCACGGTGTTCCTGGCGCGCCTGCTGGTCGGCATGCTGTGGCTGGCGCTCGTGCAGGGCGTCGGCGCTCCGTGAACCGCGTGTCATCCAACCCACGAGACGAGAGGAACCACCATGGGACAGCCACTGTTCAACCGGGGCGAGGCAGTCACGGTCGCCGGGAAGGGTGACGGGCACGTCACCTGGGACACCGACGACATGTGCGGCGTCGAGATGGACGACCCGCGCGCGGGCACCATCAGCGTCGCGAAGTCGGACGTGACCACGCGCTCATGACTCCGGCCATCGCGTCGGCCCTGCTGGCGCTCGCGGCTCTCGTGGCGGCTGTCGTCGTCATCGGGATGCTGGTCGCTGGCGCGTCGACGCGAGCGTTGGAAGTCGCGACGGGGGTGGCGCTGGTGTTCGCGGCGGGCGCTGTCACGTTCCGCATCATCGCCGCTTCCTGACATAACGGCAATTAACGGTCACACAGGGAGGAACTGCACATGCACTTCAAGCTCTCCGGATGGGTCGACGAAGAGACCGGCCAGAGCGTGGCCCGCGTGCGCACGCTCACCGAACCGCTGATCGAGCACCCAGAGATGGACGGCGTGTATCGCCGCGCGCTCGAAGAGTTCATCCCGAATGAGTTCAGCCTGGACCCCGACCCGGACACGTTCAGCCGGCGCGACCTGGCCGACGACGAGAGCGTCGACGAAGAGGAACGCGCCTACACCTACTACGAGATGCGCGCGCTGACGGCGTGAGCAGACGAACGGCCCCGGGGAGGCAGGTCCCCGGGGCCGTTCTCGTGCCACGGTACCTACGATCGATGCATGAGCACAGACACCAGGCCGGCAGACGACACGTGGGGCCGCATCCGGCAGCACCTGATGATCGACGCCCCGAATGCCGCCGCGAGCGCACCCCTGAAGGCGTACTGGAAGACGGGCGAGGGCGCCGCGCGCATCCGCTGGGGCACCGATGGTGACCTGACCAGGTGCCACCGCCTGGTGACGCAGGAGGCCGGCGCGGACGCGGCCACGTTCGACGTCTGGGGCTACTGCCAGAACCTGCACCAGGAGCTGTTCGGCGTGCCCAACCCCCGGGACTAAGCGGCGCTTATATTTCGGCCTTTTTGCTGCCTGACCTGCGGGAACGTAGGGACACTTCAGAGGCCACCCAGGCGGGGCCTTTCGGTCCACACGTCGACGGGTCCGACGTCGGATTGCCGCATGCGTTCCAGGCCCTGGGACGTTGAGTCGACGATGTCGTCGTGCTCCCCGGTGGGGAACGCGGCCAGCTCCGTGACGAAGTCGTCGACGAAGCCGCGACCCTCCGGCAGGTTGACCTGGTGGGCCTCGACCAGCGGGGCCACGGACTGCGCGCGGACGACCTTTGACCCGTTCGCCGCCGTGACGGGGACAGCGACCACGCCGTTCAGCTCGCGCTGCAACGTCGAGATCGCCGCCGCGCCGTTCGCGGCACGCTCGACCAGGTGCGCGGTGGCCTGCGGGAATCGGCCGATGAACGCGCGCATGCGGTCGAGCTGCACGGTGAACGGCCCCCGGAACCTGACCATGTCCAGCAGGTAATACTGGTTGCCGGTGCGCTGCCACGCGGTGCCAACGCACCAGTCCCCCGTTTCCTCTCCCCCGGTGCCGAAAGTCAGGTCCCAGCTCGTGATGACCTGGTCAGCGGCCGGCAGCTCGATCGGGTTGTAGTACGCCCACCACGCCAGCTTGAAGATCGTGCCGTCGACGTCGCCGGGGTGCTGCTGGTAGAGCGCGTTGAAGACGGATGTACCAACCGACCGCTTCGTCTTCTCCCATCTGATGAGCGCGTCCGCCGGCGTCTCGTGCGTCTGCACGGACAGCAGAGGTTCCCCGACGGCGCGGCCCAGGCTGTCGCCGGGTTCCGCGATGGCCGGCATCACGAGCTGCTGCCACGCGTCTTCGGTGTCCTTCAACAGCCGGCCGTTCAGGTCGTCTTCGTGCCACCTGGTGGCGATCGACAGGACGATCGAGCCGTTCTGCCGCATGCGTGGCTTGACCACCGACTGCCACATCGACCAGACCTTGTCGCGCATCGTCTTGCTGTACGCGTCGGCCATGTGCTTGATCGGGTCGTCGATGATCGCGACGCGGATACGGCGACCGGAGAGGCTGCCGGTCAGGCCACGCGCGAGCACGCCGCCGCGCCCGCCCACGGTCCACGACTTCACGCCACCGATGGACTTCGCGGCGCCGCGCTGGTCGTACTGCATCTTCACGTCCAGGCTGAACTTCTCCGCCAGGGACGCTTCCGCCGAGATCAGCGCGATTTCCCAGGTGGGACGGTTCAGGGTGAGCCACAGCGGGAAGATGACGGACGCGATCTGCGACTTCCCGGACCCGGGCGGCATGCTGATGATGACGTTGGTGTCGAGCCCCTTATCCGCGCGCTCGACGGCGCGCCCCAGGGTGTCCATCAGGGCGTCGGTGTGGGGCCGGGTGATGTACGTGGGGCCGACGACGTCGCGGGCCAGGTCGTACATGCCCATGGACGCCTGCCGGCACGCTTCCAGGCGCTGCACGAGCGCCATGCGCTGCATCGGGGTGCTGT